CTTAAATACACAAACCCGAAGTATAAATCTAACCTTTTAGGAAAAGGTGCCATTCGTGGCCCTTTGAACCCTCATTGGAAAGAATTTGAAACGGAGATGCTGTATCGTCTTCAGTGCGCTAATAGAGGTGAGAGATTGGAGTATTTGTATACTGATAACCTAAAAGATGCTTTGGTCAGTATCAAGAAGAGAGATTCAGGTGAATCCAGAATGTTTTCAGGAGCTTGTATGTTTCTGGCTTTGTTGACTAAGCAGCTTTATGGTAAATCTATTGAATTCTTTTCTAAGGACTGTCTTGAAAAGGGATTCGCTACTACAGTCAATCCTTATTCGGAACAATGGAAGAAATTAGCAATGTTATTGGCCAGATTCTCGCCTAGCATACACACTACATTCGTATTGTGTATTGACTATGCGAAGTACGACTCTAGTCATACTCTCACGACTTTACGAGATGCCCTCCATATTTTGCAATCATGGTATCGCCATCACGGAATGGACGACTATGATATTGGAAGGGCTACCGTTTATATGGAAGTTACTAACTCTCGACATTTAGTATTTTCTGAAGTTATAGAATGGATAGGAAGTTTACCTTCTGGATCTATCCTTACTTTATTGATTAACGGGATAATTAACCAACTCAACCTGAGATATTGTTACTTTAAGTTAGTTCCTTCTGAGATAACTGAAGTCTACCCTTATCACGTTCTTATAGAATCCATAGTTCAAGGTGATGATGTTATATTATCTACTCACGACATGATTAAGCCGTTTTTCACAGCTGAAGGTATAACTCAATGTATGTTACAACGAGGATATACCGTCACAGCAGATAAGAAGGATCAAGAGATCGGGTATGTGCATATAACAGAAGCAACTTTTCTTAAGCGAAGTTTTAATTTAGAAGATGATCGAGTTCATGCAGCTTTATCTATGGAAACTATTCTCAATACCCCTCTTTGGAGTAAGAAAGGAGACTACTATCATAAGATAACTCGTGACACGATTAAATTCTATTTTAGGGAATTGAGTTTACATAAGAAAGAAGTGTTCGATGAATATGCTCCGGCGATGCGTCAGGCTATTCAAAAGGCAAAGATCAAAGATTTTGTCGGGATTACTTGGGACCACCACAAGTGGAGGGAATCTGTTTACAACAGTGAACCTTTTACTGTGGATTTCTAAGTAAGCCCTGCCTGTACAGTCCTACAGGCTATAATAATGGTTAGGACACAGCTTGTGATTATGATTACGGCAAAAAGTTATTACCAAAGGAGGTTAAAAATACTTTTTGAACGCTTATCACATTAAACATCTAATTGGAAAAACCGATTTACTTCTCAGGATGGATGTATAATCCAGAGACCCTCCTCGGCGTTTCAAGTCAGGGTGGACTTGTTATGCTTAAATTAAATCGCCAGCAGAACACACCAATCTTCCCGAGCAGATGTCAGCTCAAGAAAATATGACTACCACCAACTTTGTTGTCCCAGACACCGAAGTTGTTTCCGCAGTCCCACCTGCCCCACGTACTATCTCGTCGTTGTATTTCGCGTCCAGTACAGATTCAGTATCAGAATCAGTAGCAAAGTTTCTTGGTAAACCCAAGAGATTGGCTTCAGGTTCTTTTACAGGAGGAGATATATCTACATCTTTTCCGACCTATTT